AGGAAGGAATAAGACTTTGACAACTGCGGGGGGAGTAGCCGGATTAGGTATTCTTCTTCCACAATTTTTGGAAGATGAAGAGACTGTAGATCAAGCGGCAATAGATGCTCAAGCGGCTGCTGCTGCTGCTCAGGCTACTGCTGATGCAGAAGCTTCGATAACGGAACCACCGCCAAAGCCTCCAGAACCCAGCTTTCTTTCTAAAGCTGGTGATGTTGTTGGCGGTCTTCTTTCAGATAAGAAGCTTCAAGCTGGCTTAATAAGAGCCTCTAAACCTACAGAAGGCTTTGTTCCTAGAAGCTTTGCTGCTGATGTATACGAAGGTGGGCGGGACTATGAGATTGAGCAGGCCAAGCTTAATCAGTATAAGGAAGCTTCCAAGACAGCAATGCAGAAGAACTATGAGCTTATAAAATCTATAAACCCAGGAATGAAAGATGAGGATGCTTTAGATCTTTTGCTAACCAAGTCTGGAAAAAGTGAGCAAGATATTCTTATATCTCTTTTTGCAAAAAGGGATGCAAACCTAGGACCTCCTACTCCTGAAGAAATACAGGAACTAAAAGATGTTGCTAAAATGTTATCTGGGGAAGAAGTAGATCCTAGTGCTACTTCAAAGAAAATATCTCTTGAACCAGTTACTTAGGATCTTACTTAAATGATCACGGTATCTTTACCCGATGGAAGATCAGTAGATGTAAATACTGATGACGAAGCTATTGCTCGAAGAACTGCCCAAGATTTTCTTGACAAGAATCCTCTTCAAGAAAGGGCAGTTGAGCTTGGTGAAGAAGATGTTTCCGCTCCAGGAGAAATCGCTCGAGGAATAGGTGCTGGATTGGTTGGCGGTCTTGAAGGAGCTGCAAGCTTCCCCGCAGAAATTATTGATTATTTTTCTGATGGAGAAACAAACCAAGCAGAAACGGTTAGGAAATTTTATCAGCAGTTTAAGCCGACTACATCAACTACCTTGGGTGAAGCCACAAAGTTTATTACTCAGTTCGCCGTTCCAGGCGGACTAGCTGCAAAAGCTGCCAAAGCATACAAGATGGGTAAAGCAGGACAACTTGGCGCGTTTGGCGCTGCTGATGTACTGGCAACAACGCCTGACGTTGAGACTCTCGGTGACTTTTTTGATGGCGGACCTACCAAAAGGATAGATACAGATCAGTTAGAAGGATCTGAAAGAGCTGCTGCAGAACTAGGTAATAGGCTTAAGGTTGCCGCTGAAGGTGCAGCTATAGTTCTTGGCGTGCCAAAGGTCTTAGGGTTGGCAGGAGCTGGAATTGGCGCGGGAGCAGGAGCGATTGCTAGAACAGATGTTGCAAAGAACGCTGCTCAAAGAACGAAAGAAGCTTTGTCTGCTATTAAGGACCCAAACACCATTTATGACTTTGTCGGCATCAAGCCAGACTTGGAAAACCCTGAGTTTTTGCAAAGAGTTATAGATAAAACTTACAAAGGACTTAGAGAAAATCTTACCTTCCAGGGAAAGATGCCTAACAAGGTAGCTAAACAGTTAGAAGCTATAAAGGTTCAGCAAGTATCTGCCCAAAATCAACTAGCAAGAAATCGTTTTGAAGAAATAGATAACGGTTTAAAAGTTTTAAAGAAAGCTGGAAAGTTAAATGATGTAGATGAAAGATTGGCCATTAATGCTTTGAATGATTTTATGTTTGCCGAAACTAGAAGTGGCGTAAATCGCGCAGTTATTAAAAGTAATGCAGAAAGTGTATTGGAAAGCCTAGATAAGGAAATAGCGTCTTCTAACGTAAAGTCTTTGTTTGGGAAAAGGGATTTAAGTCTATTAGATTCTGCAAGACAATTTAGAACAGACATTAATGATCTTTCAAAATCTTTGTTAAAAGAAGAAGATTTTTTAAACCCTGAATTACAAAAAGTTCTTAGAAAAACCATTGCAGATAATAAAGATTACTATGGTACAAGGCTTTATAGGACCATCAAAAGCCCTAGCGACTACAAGATAAACAGAGAGCAGATAGATGCCGCTGTAAGTGAGATCATTGAGTTAAGCGGGAGAGAAGATCCCACAAAAGCTTTAAGCTTTAATGAAGCTTTGTCTCAGTTAAATTCTATAAAAAATAACACCTCCTTCTCAAATGCAAACATGAAACCTAACATGATGTTTGAATCTGAAACCTTAAAGGGTGTTAGTCAAGGCGTTTTGAAAGGCAGAAAGTTGGATAATCTTCCGGCAATTAGAGACTTCTTAGGAGAATACTCTGGTGGGTCCGACGTTGTTGGTAGGGTTAAAAACAAAGATGGCAGTTACTCTGATGGAGTCATTAGGCAAAGAAGCTTAGAAGAACAACGTATAGGTTTTAGGACCAAGGCGGTTGAGACGGTAGATGTTCTTTCAAAGCAACTTGCAGAGGCCGCTTATTACAAGAATCTTTTTGACTACAATGCAGGACTGGCTCCTGGAAGCAAGTTTATCTTTGACGATATTCCAGCAAACGTTCTTCCGGAAGAGCTTGGATCTTATCAAAGGATAGGAATGAATGCTGCAAATCCAAATGCGGAAATAACAGAATCAATGCGAATGAGGTTTGGTCCGCTTGCTGGAAAGTATGTTAAAGAAGATTACTTAAGGGCTTTAGAAGACACTCAGCCCAGCATAAAAGACGGACCTATCAATAGGTTGTATGCAACATTCCTCGGCCTTAAGGGCTTTTCCCAGGTTGCAAAGACTGTTTTAAGTCCTATTACTCAGATAAGAAACGCGACAACTGCCGCTTTTTTTGCTTTAAAGAATGGCAACTTTGGTAACGGGGAAGCTCTTCTCGATTCAATGCAAACAGTCTTTAGTCAGATTGCACAAAGACGAGTTAACGTTCCAGGCAGTAGTGCAAAGATGGGCTCGAGAGAATCCATGCAAGACTTTTATAAAGAAATGTTGGACTTGGGAGTTTTTAATTCCAACACAAAGATTGGCGAGTTTGAGTCTTTGTTTAAGGATGCTCTTGCAGGTGGGGCTTACGGAAAAAATGCTTTAAGTTGGGCTCAGAATTTACAGAACTCATTTGCAGGGAAAGTTTATCAAGGATCTGATGATGTATGGAAAGCATATAGCTATCAGATGGAGCTTGGCAGGCTAACTGATGCGTTTAAAAAGAGCCCAACAAACATACCTGTAACCGATGCTCGAAACATTATTGATCTGCAAAAGAGTGGGTTAACGCCAAGTCAACTTACAGGCAAGCAGCTTACAACGTTCTTAAAGCGAGAGGCCGCTGAGATCGTAAAAGATACAGTCCCTAACTACGCTAGAGTCCCAGAAGTTATTAAGCAAATGAGAAAGCTTCCTTTCGGAAACTTTATTGCCTTCCCAGCAGAAATAATAAGAACTAGCGGCAACGTCCTTGGTAGATCGATTAAAGAACTAGCAAGCGAATCTCCAGAGATTAGGTCTATTGGTATGAGGCGCTTGATGGGAACGCTTGCAGTGGATGGCGGAATGTATGGTGGATTAATGGGCGGCGCCATGATGCTTACAGGATCAAATGGCGAACAAGTAGATGCGTATAAGAGATCCTTTGCTCAAGATTGGGAAAAGAACGCAATGCTCATTCCAATCGCTTCTGACAAAGACGGCAACATTACAGAGATGTACAATTTCTCTTATACAAATCCTTACGACTACCTTACAAGACCTGCGAGAGCTGTATTTAATGCTATTAATAATGGCGTGGCCACAGAAAAAGATCTTACAGACATAGCCATGGACGCAACTTACGAAAGCGGTCGAGAGTTTTTCTCTCCATTTCTAAGTGAGTCAATTGTTACCGAAAAGATGTTCGATATAACTCGAAATAAGAACTCTTATGGCGGACAAGTTTGGAATGAAAATGACCCTTTAGGTCTAAAGATAACCAAAGGTTTTGCCCACTTCGCAGACGGCCTAACTCCTGGTGCTCTTCCTGTATCGTTGAAGGGCTCTGTCTCTGGTCCGATGTACATGGATTACAATGTTAAGGATTTTCCAAGAGCGATGGGTCAGGTCTTTGGTGCTGATCCCGTAACTGGCGTAAACCGAAAAGGTGTTAGGCTTGACGCCGCCGGTAAGTTTGTTGAAGCTTTAAGCGGCGTTAAAACAATTAAGCCTGATATGGAAAAGATGCTTGAGTATCGAGGTTATGAGGCTGCACAACAAGTTAGAGAAGCTTCTAGAATCTTTAATCAGGTAGCAAAATCTAGAGGAGATGTTGAGGCGGCAGATGTCACTAAAGCATTTATATCTTCCAACGAGCAGAGGTTTAAATCTTTAAGAGACTTAAGCATGGCGATTAAGGATGCAGAAAAGCTTGGTCTTAGTCGAAGACAAATTGTTTCTTCTTTAAAGAAAGCAAAGACTCCACACATAGGAATGTTGCTTTCAGAAAGGTTTGTTCCATTCTTTCCTAGCAGTCAAACAATTTCAGAAGCTATGAGAAGCGGACGGAATAAAATGTCAAATCCTTTTGATATGACATCAATCCGCGAAAGTTATAAAGACTTCAAGGGCAAGCCTTTAAGACCAGAAGCTTTCGAAGAGAGACAACAACAGATGGCACAACCTCCGGGCTCTATCATGCCGCCACCTATGCCTGGTGCTGTACCACCGCCTTCACCTCCGCCAACTCAATCATTATTTAACCGTGGCATAGAAGCACTTCGAGATATAGAATTAGATAAACTAATGGGTTCCTAATCTATTGTTACCAAAACGTAAAAAGAAGACCGGAAAGTACTTTGCTCAGAAGGTAGAGTACGATGGCATCAAGTTTGATTCAAAGCTTGAAGCTGCAAGATACAAGATCCTGAAAGGCAAAGAGGAAGATGGCGAGATCGAACAGGTCGAAGTCCAGGTTCCTTATCATTGCGTGGTCGAAGGAAAGAAGATCTGCAAGTACATCGCAGACTTTAGGTACTGGTGCAAGGACCAGTATGTCGTGGAAGACACCAAGGGCATCGTGACCCAGATCTTCTCTCTAAAAAAGAAACTGGTCGAAGCACTCCACCCCGGCGTCATTGTTCACATCATTAAAGACCCAAGAGAATGGCCAGCTAGAACGGTATCTGATCCTCATCCATCACATGCACAGCTACGAACTCAGCATCAAAGTTCTCCCGAATGTGATTAGGTCCGATCATTAGATCAGGATCGAAGTTAGCCTTCGACAGTTCTCGCAATTCGGGACTGCTAAATGACTGTTTGTCAAGCCCTTTAGATACCGTATTAAAGAACACAACTATTCCTGATTGATAAGCGATCTTATCCTCAGTGCTCTTCTCTGGCAGATGGTCCGCAGGAACCAGAGCAGGCATCCATAGGTGGTCCTTACAGCCGTTCCTTTGCTCATCGAGTGTAAGGTTCTTGCCAAACCTAAAGCATCGCCAGACGGCTCCATTGGACTCCGTGATCGCCTTAGAACTCTTACAGTTCCGGCAGTTAACGGACGCTGGTAGTCGCTTGCCAAGATAGACATCCCGATACACCGACGATTCATTCTTCAATCGCCAATCCTTTTCGTTCATGCCATCACCTGGCGCGTCACTAGCAATGATCCGCTTGGCTTTCTCCTGTGCCTGATCCCAGATCTCAGGGTTGTAGTCAATGATCTCAGAGTAGATCTCGCTGTTGTTTTTGTTGACCACCACAGCAAGCGTCTTCTTGACACCAAAGATTCCCATGTAAGCGTGGATCTGCCACTGATATGTCTTACTCCATCCCTGATAGTCGGCCAGCTTGCACAGTTCCTTAAACCGTTTGTCGTTGGCGCTCTTGACCTCAAGCAGCAGAACTTCTTCCATCGCTTCTGGCAGAACCTTTCTGACAAACCCATCGCA